TACCTGGGCCGCAAGATCATCATAGGTGGGAGCGCCGGTCAGCACGACCTGCTCCCCATCCTGATTCCGTGTCCATCTCTCACCCACGCGCAGGTCTCCGGTCTGCAAGCCATACGGCTGCGCGTCCACAAGCTCCGCGCCGAGAGCAGCTTCTAGCTCTGCTTTCTGTGCTTCGTCCGCCACGATCACGTTTTCTACCATGTCACTTTTTACTACTGCAAATCTCATATGTCCTCCTTATGCCGCTTTCTGATCCAGCGGGATACGTACGTAAATCACGCCCTGATAGCCTGCGCCGCCATATATAAAGTCGGATTCTCCGGGATACGATGATATATAATCACTTCCTGCGCCTCCGCCTCCGCCAGCGCCATAAAAATACCCACTTTTTGCCCTGGAACCTGAAAGTGCTGGGTCGCCACATCCATTACCTCCACCGAATAATCCACCCGGTGCGACGTTTGCGTCATTATAGCGGCTTCCATGCTGTCCTTGTCCGCCATGGCTTCCGTTGCTTCCGCCGTTTCCTCCCGTTGCGTACTCATTATAATTGTCGTTCGATTCGTCTCTCCATGCGCCTCCGCCTCCTCCAGCGCAATGCGGTTTTCCACTAAAATATGTTGCATCGCCAAATGGATATGTTGTAACGCCCGCGCCGCCCAGTCCATATATATGGTTGTCAGCGCCGCCACCGCCGCCGCTTGCACCCGCCACGCCGGTGTACCCATATGGTATGGTAGCCATTGCCCCGTTTGCTGCCAGCGAAACATCCCCGGAAACAGATGATGCCCCGCTGTTACCCGCACCGACAACCGCAATAATATTACTGATTTTTTGTTGTACCGCTTGCGTGATAAATCCACCGGAACCACCGCGTCCGCTGCCGCTGCTACTGCCGCTTTCGCCAGCCGCTCCGCCCCCGCACATCCATATATCAGCCTGTACGGGCTTTTCGACAGTCAGCGTCCCCGAGCTTGTCAGCGTCATCAACCTGTATTGATTCCCGTCGCCCATGGTGACGATCTGATCTGTCATGGCCCCAGTGTACGCGATTGCCAGCTTGGCAACATTTATACCCGCAAGCGCGGTTGCCATCAAGCGCCTGCGGACTGCCATCCAGTAGCTCATGCGCTCACCACCGGTTCTTCACTGGCACTACCGCTCACCACCTCTGCGCAGATTACACAGCCGTCTTTGATCGACATTTCGTAGGTTTTGCCCGGGTCAAACTCCGGCGCTCCGCCGAGATAGGTGGCCGTGGACGGGAACGTCACGCTTATGCTGCTGCCCGTGGTGAAGTGTAGCCAGCAGTCAAAATTGCCGGAGGGAAAAGTGAGCGTGAGCGAAGTTACCACGGAAGAAAAACGGTATTCCGTATTGTCCGCGAGGGTTAAGGCTGCCGTGCCGCCGGTGGGGGTAGTCTTGGAGCCGGAAGCTGCAGCACCGATTGAATCGGGCGTAAGTTCGTCACTGCCGCCTGTGGCATGCGTAGAGGCATGCGCCTTAACACCAGCCTGCTCCAACGCAATAATCGCAGCGGCCAATGCATTCACATCGGCCGCAAGAATCGTATCAACAAGATCTTGTTTATTTGTCCAGTTAAGTCCCATTGTTTCCTCCGTATTCTTGCTCGTAAATGCCTTGCAGGATCAGTTCAATGCGGTTTGCTCCGTCATAGTCAAGGTTCGCCATGGATGCGGGCGGCGCAAGCACACCAAGGCTCTGCGCCCGGTACGTTGCCGACCCATATAGCGCGGCCCCATAAATACTTGCGTTCTGCAGGCCGGGATAGTAGTTGTACATCGCCTGCACACTGCGCACCGCTGAAAGGTATTCATCAAGGTCGGCTACTCCGGGTACTTCGTCCCGCCGCCAGTCCGTACGCACGGAAATGTTTGGCGCAAGGGATTTGATTGCGCTGCTGACCCTTCGCATGTCGCGGACGTTATAGCATCCCTTCAGCCCGCGCAGCCAGGCAAGGCGCTCCGCCTCGCTTAGTGCGGCAAAGCCGTTTGCGCGGATGGCTGCGGCCGTCTCCGCGGCGGAAGCAACGTCCGCTGCGGTTCTATCCGTAATGAAATCGTCGCCGTACTTCGTAGGCGCGCCGTATACCGCTTGCCCGAAATATGCCGTCATTCTGCAACCACCTCCACCGCCGCGCGCATATTAGATGACAAACTGATGTCCACGCTTTTCACGTGGCCCGTCAGCCCACCCGCATAGCCTGTCGGCAGGCTGATCTTCGCTCCTGGATGTTCCGTTGTGATGATCAATTCTGCGGATATGGACCTGCGCCGCTGATAATACTCGTAGAGGCGTCGTACGACCGCGGCTGAGTTAGCTGCGGTAATAAGCGTCGCATCCGTAACGCGAAGCATGTTTTCGAGATCCGTCGGCAGTACCGTCGGGTTCGTAATCGTTACCGACTTGGTATGGTCCTCATAGGGAAGCCCTGTGATCGTGACTGTACCGGCGGCTTCCACCGCTACTTTCGCATAATTCGCGCCAGATTCCGCGAACGTCCCTCCGCTTATGGAAAGGCTTGCGGCCGGCGCGCCGAACAGCACAATGTGGGTTCCGGCCGGCAGTGCATCCGAGAACAGTTCTTTGCGCTCCGTGCCTGGAAGATAGTTGTGTTCGATCACCTCCACCCCCGTGATTGGGATCTCATACTTGATGGATGGATCGATGCAGGTGTTTTGCGCGGTATATATGCGGTCCATCGCGCTTGATGCCGGTGCAATCATGATTTGATCGACAAATGCGGTATATGCCACTGCCCCGATTGCAAACAGGACCTGTTGCAAGGCCTCACGCCGTGTACACACAGGCAAGTATCCATAGATCGGAATGCCCGCAATGTCATTTGAAACGGTATGCACATGGTTCGTGAGAATATCGGCAATCAGGGTTCCCGCAGGTATGCCGGAATAGGCGCCGCCGAGGTAGGTTGACTCGTCCAGTACGCCGATTGCATTTATGGTGGAAACATCCCAGGTGTCGGCAGACAGGCGCTCCGCCTTATCAAGGTAAAACACGCCCACAAGCGTATCCGCGTGGTACACCTGAAAGCTCTGCTGCCGTTGGAACAAAAACGGGATCGCCTGCCGCGTTTTGAGCACCATATTCATGGTGGAAACTTCAAGATCAGTTCCCGTCAGGGAGCCGCCAAAATAAATGTCCAGACTGTTAAGCGCACCATCCGAAAACGTTCGTGTCGTGCCAAAGGATATGCTTTGGAGCTTCAGGAAACGGTGCGGCTGCGCCATACCCCGGAATGTGACGACGAGCTTATCATAATATTCGACCTCCTTCGCGCAGAGGTATGTGCTCGCGTCCGGCGCGAAATCTGCGCTTGCGATCGGAACCGCACCACGGAACCATTGGATCATGAGGTCATTACACCAGTCCGCACCAAAGCCAAAGCTGACGCCTACGCTGGAACGCAGATCGTCAAAAGAGATCGTAAGCACAGGTGGAACATCGAATTTGCAATCCTCCCCCGTCTGCGCGGCGCTCCAGGCCCCCCAGCCATTTTCCTCTGGTGCGGCAGGAAGCACGCCCATCGTTCCAGAGAGCATCCAGAAGTTTGTTTCAAGTGTCGCAATCTCCGGCACGCTGATTTCGTCCAGCTTTAAATCTTCAACGCCTGTAAACGGCAGCAGCGCCGCCATTTGCATCGTGCACTCCCGTTTCGCATTGGGCGATGTGTCGTCGTAAACGATGTAGTTTTTCGCCATGCCGTCACGTCCTTTGCGGCGCCATGGCGATGAGGTTTACCTTGAGGCCCTTCCAGTAATTCCCCTTGTCCGTCATTCGCACGAGTGCATCTTCGCCGGAGGTCACGTATGCATCAAAAGCAAGCGTCGTTTGCCCGTAGGGTAGCACGACGGCATGCGAGTCCTCCGGCGCGCTCAGCACCTCATACAGCTCGTCATACTGCGCCCGGTCGAGAGCCCTCGTGTCGAGTTCCAGCGTGTAGTTATAGAACGTGCCAAGGATGTCCCGGTGCATGCGAGCGTCGATCGTACGCCCGGCGTTCTTGCCGTCCAGCACGGAGAATTTCCGTTTGAATGAGGTCACCGCCACATTGTAGGCCACACCATCAACCATGAATGCTGCCATCAGCTCACCCCCGTAACCAGGCTCGTGCCGCGCCGCACCGATTCCGCATCCAGATGTGGTTTCAAAGCGCGTGCAAGCTGCGCCATATTGCCTGTGAAATTGATCGTGATATCCTGCTGCTGTCCGCCTCCCTGCTCCGCAAGGACAGAGCGTACCGCATCCTCAATGGTAGAAAGCGGCGCTTCGATATTTGTTCCGATGCGCTGGTCGCCCAGAATTGCCATGAACTCCTGCCGCGGCGGAATCACCGCGCCGGCAGCGAGGCGCGGGAGGTCGACCGCGCCGATGGTTGGGATAGAAAGATTTACGCCGATCGTATCCCCTACCGCTCCCGTGACTTGATTGATCAGTCCGATCACCGCGTTGATGCCGTCGATCACGCCGTTTATCATGCCTTCGAACACGCTTATGACCGCATTCACCACGCCCGTAACGATTTCTTTTACGCCCTCCCAGACGCGGGACCAATCGCCGGTAAAGAGGCCGCCGAGAAAATCGATTACGCCGTTGAGGATGTCTATGATGCCATCAAATATGCCTCCGAACATCTGGAAAAACGAATTGATCAGCCCGCCCACATAATCGACAACCGTCGTAACCACAGGCGAAAGCACGTCGACAAGAAACGAAATGAGAGGTTTCAGGCAGCCGTTCCAGAACTCCAGAACGAGGTTTGCTATCTTACCCACTACCTCGCCGATTCGGTTAAATGCGGGCGCAACATAATTCTCCGCGACCATTTTGAAGCGATCCCCAATGTTCTGCAGCACCGGCGCAATCCACTCGTTCCAGTACCCCAGTACCTGGTTTACAATCTCGCTCACACCGGTTGCGATCTCATCCAACGTAGGCTTTACATGTTCGTAATATGCATCCCGGATACCCGAAAAAGCTCCGTCTACGATTTCTGCAAAGCCTTGCACAACAGGCTCCAGCGCCTTGAACGTGTTTTCAAAAGCGGTTTTGAATTCCTCCTGGTTGTCGATGATAGGCTGCGCGATCAGGTTTAACGCATCACGCCCAAGGCCAAGCAGGATCTCGCTCGCTCCGCTAACCGCCGTCCCAAAAGTATCAAGTACTGCGGCTATAATTCCCTGGGCGGGTTCACCACGCAAGGATTCCGCAATCGTAGCCAAAGCTGCAGAAAAGCCTCCGCTGATGTCCGCAATGTCCTCCGAAATATCAAACATGCGGATGACCCAACTTTTTATGTCCTCTGCCCTGTTCGTCAGTTCTTCCTCGATACCGCCCACAAGCGCCTGCACGACGCTAAGGCCGATCGAGGCGGCAGAGCCAACCACACGTCCCAAGTTCTTGATGATAGCTTCTGCAAGCTGCCGTCCAGCCCGCTGCACTTCCGGATCAAGAAAAATATCGAGCAATGTCTCTCCAATACTCCTGAAGTCTGCGATAAGCCCCGCGAAATCAAACTCTCCGAACCCTTCCCAGAAGCCGGTCATGAAGATGTCCGCGATCTCCTGAATCACACCCTTGAGCTTTTCCCAAAGGCCAATCAGCCCCGACATGTCGGCCGTATCGCCGAACTCCGGCATTTCCACGCCGCTGCCGCCGCCATCTTCCGCCTCATCGATAATGAGCTGGTTGATTTCGTCAAAGGCTGCAAAGCTCTTTCCTGCCTCCTTCGCCGCCTTGCCCGCTGCCCCAAAGCCCTTTGCCTGCGCATAGAGCGACTTCGCGCCCGCCGCGGAGGCGGAAGCCGACTTGCCAAAGAGCATGTTCACAAAGGCCGCGACATAGGTCGTCGCCTTCGCAACCGCGCTCATCAGCGCATTCAGCGCCGGCATAATCGCATTGTAAATCGGCTGAAATGCTGTAAGCAGATTTCCCTTGACTTGTGCAAGTGAAGCGGAAAACTCCCGGTTTGCTCTTACAGCGCCGGACAAGTAGTCCGCCAAAGCACGGAAGCCCTTATATGCCGCGGACATCACGAGCGCGGATATTGCGATGTTCTTGAGCCGATTCAGAATATCGCCGAGCTTCCCGCTAAGAATGCCCAGTCCCTTGGAGGCTTTTCCCATGTTCTGTACGCTGTCGCGCGCCTTTTTGGCACGCTGAGAAAGCGTTTCAAGTTTTCTTCCGGCGCTCTCCGCCTGCGCGGCAACCGTGCGCCGCAACGTCTCGCCCGTCCGCGCACTCTCATCCCGCATGCGGGCAAGGGTGCGCTGCGCGGCTTCGAGATCCCGCTTTATTTTCTGCGCCTCCTCCGAGTTGGAAGGGTCTAGCCGGATCGCGTCGATCTCCCCGCGCAGCTTTGCGGCCGCGTTTTCCGCCGCGATAAACTGTTGGCCGATCCGCTCGATCTCAAGCTCCAGCGCCTGCGCACGCCCCGCGTCCCCCATGCCGAACGAAAACTCCTGCTGCGTGCCGAGTTCCAACATCTTCGCCTCGAGGGCTGCCGCCTCGCGCTGGGCGTCCTGCAGTTTTCGCTCCAGCGCCACGAGGGATCTCGGTGTCACGTCGCCGGAGGCCAGCTTGTCATACTTTGCCTTCAAATCGCTGACACGGTTTGCCTGCCGGTCCATCGCCTCCGTCTGCCGGCGGAGCTTCGCCTCCAGGTTCTGTATCTTCGTTACAGCCCGGTCCGTTTCCGCGTCAACTTTAATGCGAATGGAACCGTCGTATCCGCCGCTTGCCATGTCCGGTTATCCTCCTTCCAGCTGAGCCATGAATTCCGCGATCACCCGCTGATCCTCCACGGAGAGCATAGTGGGGATCGCGTAGCGCTGCCGTATCCGTTCATATGCTTTTCGCTCCTGCTCGCCCAGTTTGGATAGATCCGCTGTGCGGTAGTGAGCAATCTGTGTGAGCGCACAGTCCCCGAGGTCGCTCATCAGGTGCAAAAACGCAAACCAATGCAGTTTTTCCCGGCGCAGATCAATTCCGTATGCCCGGCGGAATGCGGAATAGATTCGCCCGTCGTCATAGTCGAAATCGAACCCGCGCGGCGTGTCCTTGCCGCCAGCAGCCGGACGCGGCGCAGCTTTGCCGCCCCGCATGTACCATTGGAGCGCTTCCATCGCGGTATCCGCTGGGGGAGCGCCACGGCCAAACAGTAGGTGCAGAGCGGTCGCGTAAGCCTCCTGCGGGGACAGCTCCGCATCCTCGAACGCTTGCGCGATCTGGATGCCGATGCGGTAGTCCGTGCGGATCAGCCACCCGGCGTACTGATCTGGCAGCGGGTCGAGCAGGATATTACGCATCGCCGGTGCGCTCCGCGCTGTATTTTCCGAGCCGCTCCCGCTGTGCTTTTGCGTGCGCCTCAAAGTACGGCATCAGTTCCTCGAAGAACTGGATCAGCAGCTCCGTGCCAGGTACGATACTTCCAAAGACCTTGCGGCAGGTTCCCTCCCCAAACAGCGCGTCCACCTTTTGCATCAGCTCCGCGTGCGCCTCCGCATAAAAAGCGGCGAACGCTTCCGCATCGAAGCCCGCCTCTTTCGTGCGCGCCGCAAGAATCTCCGCTGTCTTTTGGATCTCCGCCATAAAGGCGGAGACGCGCTGAAACAGGGTCGCGTCCCCAAGCTGCAATTCGATGTATTCTCCTTCATCGTTCACTTCGATGCGCTTTAAGCCAGTGTCGATCCGAAATCCGTTCATGCGGTCCTCCTCTCAAAAAAGGCGGGGCAATCGCCCCGCCATCATGCGTTTGCGGTAAAGGTCTTGGTCGCCACGGCGAATGTGCCCGGCACGGGATCGCCGCGGTAGTTTATGGTGTACTCGATCGTGAGCGCGCCGCCGCCCTCGCCGCCATAGCTGTCGATCTGGATAGAAACATCCTGCTTTTCGGCCACATAGCTGCCCTCCGATCCCGTGACTGGATCGTAAAGATCCACGTTGACAATGCTCGTACATGCGTCGTCGAGCACCGCACGGGTGCGCCGGAGGCCGTTGATGAACGTGAACACGGGGTCTCCCTCGGTTGCGACGGCGCTCACACCTGCCGTGGGCTGATAGGACGTAATCTCCGTGTCCGCGCTGTCGCTCACGATGTCCACACTCGATTCCGATTGTGGAGCGTAATCCACGCTCAGTTCGGATACGTTCACGCCCAGCAGGTCGTAGGTCGGCGTTTCCGCCGAGGGCGTAGTGTTGAGGAATGTCCGGAACAGGCTTCTCTTGATTTTCTTCATGTTCTCTCCTATTCTGCCTGGCCGTACACCAGGCGGCATTGAATTTGGTATCGTGCGGTTTTTGCGTCCGAGCTAAGCGCATAACCGGATGTAAGGACTTCTATTTTATCCGCGCGCTTTCCAAACGCCATCGCAGGCAGAACCATTGCGCGGCTCTGTGCCTCCATCCAGTCGCCAAGATGCTCATAAAACGCGAGGTTGCCCACGTTTGTTTTTAATTCCTGCCCATGAAATTCCCGGCTTGAAATCACAAACAAAAACTGCCGGAGGCTGCTCCCATCGATGTATTCCTCCAGGATCGCCCGGCACGGAACCACATCGATGGAATATGTTTTTGCTTCCTCCGGCAGGAAATCCACGTTCAGGCGTTCGCCCGCCAAAAGCGGGCAGGTGCGCAGAAAGCTGCGCACCGCTTCAATGATGCTCATTCCCGTTTTCCTCCCACGCGCGCTGCAATGCCGTCCACGATCTCGTCTCCATGGTCAGCCCACATACGCTTATCCCATTCCGCCCCGCGCATTGGCGCCTCGTTGTAAGTCAGCGGAATGTCGGTGTACTGTTTGGGCGCTTCACCCACCATCAGGAGGCCAACATACTGATAATGCGCGTACGGCGTGTTGTAAAGCAGCCCGTCCGGCAGCTCCTGCACGGTGTTTTTCAACGGGCCGCTTCGTAGCGGTACATATGCATCGCACATCCTGGCAACTGCATGTACGAGCTGCTTTTGCGCATCTCCATCGAGCCCTCGCAGGCGGATAATCTGCCGCGCATCGAACTGTATTTCGGAATCGTACGTCAGCTTCATTCTCCGCTCACCGCCCAATGCTGGAACCTGCCGCGGCGGTTATCGGATACAGTCTGCACCACAAAGCCCGTGTACGCAGAAATATCTTCCATGCGCGAAACGGACGCTACTGCACCAAGCACAAGGGAATCCCCTCGTTTTGGAGTAACGCCCGCATTGTCTGCTGTGGCCGCAGGAATCCGCACCCTGTATTCATTCGCAGCTTTCCGGCCGTTCGCATCCTTTGTGATGCGCATCGTGCCATACCAGCTCACACCGTCGAGAACGGTACAGGCATACCGTTCCGTGTCCTGCTTCTCATCATATTCATGGCGGATCAGCGTCACCGTTTGATTGCACATCAGCATCGCATTACACCCAGCGGCACAGTCTGCCGCAGTCCCAAAGGTACAGCTCAATCAGCTCCCGTATGCGGCCATAGGTATTCTTTCCGCTGGCCGCATACGTTTCCGAATAACCGTCGTTCGAGGCGCTGAGCACCTCACCCCCGGCCTCTGCCTGTGCAAGCACATCCGCAACGGCGCACATACAGGTTCGCATGTTGTCCGTAATATCCGCCTTTGCAGGATGTCCGTGCAGCGCGCGGCTGATATACGCGGACGCCAGTTCGCTCAGGCGCAGGAACTCCGCTTCAGAGATCTTCGCTCCGCCGTAATTGATCACATAGTAGCTGTAATCCGCGTAAGCCATTGCCGCACCCTCCTTAGCCGAGATAGCGCACGGCAAGCTCCGGATACATGGTTTTGTAGCCATACAGCACATCCATGGAGAGCATCTCCTTTTTGTACTGCATGTTATAGCCGCGCACGACGCGCATCGTCACGCCGTTGTAGGAGGTCACGTAGGCTTCCACGCCCGCGGGCACCGCGAGCGGCCGCGTCACGAACGCGAAGGCATTTTCGTGGAACACCAGGTTCGCGATATGGCTCGCCGCCACAGTGAGCGCATCGTTATCCTTTACGGCAGCCGCAAGCGCAGGATAGATTGTAATGTCCTGATCCGCGGTGGAAAGTTCGCCCGCCGCAGTCACAACATACTGATGCCCGCCGAGCGTGAACACATCGCCCACCGCAAAGGCTGCGGTCAGGCCGTCCACATGAATGGCCGTCGCGCCCTTTTCATAACCGCCGGCATTGTCCACAAGCGGTGTGCCGGCTGCGCCGGTGGTATGGGTCTTGATCGCCTGGGACGTATAGTTATCGATGCCGTACACGCGGCCAATCTCGCCTTCGCGCAAGGCGCGGTTCGTGCCTGCCTTGTCACATTCCACGAGGCTGTCAAGCGCCACAAACTTCGCATCCGCCTCCGTATCCCATACGCCGCGGCGCAGTGGAAGCGGTGCCTTATTTGCATTGAGAATTTTGCGCGCCGTTGCAAAATCGGAAAGCGCGCCCGGTGCGGTGCCTGCGGTGCCGCCGAAATACGGCACGTCCGCATAAAGGCCGAGGCCGTCCGCATTGATCTTCTCCGCGAGCGCGACGGCCGCAGGCTCCAGGAACAACCGGTTCAGGTCATCCACGTTGGTGGCGCGCTGGATCGCGGTAAACTCGATGTCCACCGTCGCCAGATGGTCGAGCTTCACGGGGACGCTTTCCTCCTTTACGTCCTGTGCGGTCACGCCCGCCGTCTGGTCAAACTCCTTTGCCTCATAAACGACAGGCTTGCGTACCTGAATGGTGTCACCCTGGAAGCCGAAGGCTTCGGAATAATCCCTGTGGATCAGGTTCGGAAACACAAGGTTGTCGATCAGGCGCGGAAGCGCCTGCCGCGCAATGTTCTGAATCGTAAGAAAAGTGTTGTTGGGCATTTGTTATCTCCTCTCATTTGCTCTTGTTGAAGATCGCTTTGTAATATTCATCGTCGGACATCTTGGAATAGTCCGGCTCCGCTCCGCCGCCGTGCGCCCCGCCGCTTGCGACGCGGACAACGGGATCTCCGTCCGATGCGGCGGCCGGCGTTCCGAACAGATAGGGCTTTGCCGTTTTAAGCGCTTCGAGTGCTTCCTTCACGCCCGTCACGGCGCCTTTTTCATCCACCTTCACGTTCGTGCGGTCGAGGAGCAGCAGCGCCGCATCCGCGTCGACCAGGCCCATCGCCGCGCCGGTGGTTCGCACATCGGCCGCGATGAGCAAGCCGTTCGCGCGGGCAAGCTGTTCGTCCACGAGCCGCTGCTGCTCCGGGGGAAGCTGTCTCGCACGCTTCTGCCGCTCCTGCTCCAAAAGCTGCGTCAGCTCCTCTTCCTGCATGCCATACTGCTCGGCCATGCTTTTCACTACACCGCCTTCCGCACGCTTCTGGCGGCTTTCGATCGCTGCCATGACAGCGGACGCTATCGCTTCCGGCGAAGCGCCGGCAGCGCTGGACGGCGGTGGCGTTGCGGGCGCGCCCGTCGCCGGTCCCGCAGGCGCAGGAGCGGGCGCAGAGGCCGGTTCCGCGAAAAGCTGAAGATTCATATGGTTTGCGACGTCGTTTTTCCTCATCTCGAGTTCTCCCCGTTTTAGGCCCGTCGGCCATATTTCCGTTTTCCGCCCGTCGGCTCCCTGCACAGTTTTGCGCCGTAAGCAGGTTTTGGGCATAACAAAAAGCACGGTGCTTTTGCACAGTGCCTTTTATATCAAAAAATCAGTTATTGCATGATGGTTGCGACAATCTCACGAAAGGGCTTCCCATCCACGATCCAATGCTCCAGCAGTTCATGCACGGTGGAAAAATCAAACATGTTTCCATCGGAATCCCATGTGGAAAACCCGTTGGAAGGAGCGCAGACCGAATACTGCTTCCCACCGATCTCAAACGCAGGCTCGTTCATGCGAAGGAATAGAGCAATATCATTTTCGTTCATCTGCCTCACCTCCCAAAATATCATTATGCGCGATTCGTTCCTGCTCGTTCAGCTCGCGCGGCTCCCTGTTCATGAGCGTTCCATCCGCCCCCCAAATGTAGGTGTGCGCATGTTCGCCGTGTACGCCGTACGGATGTTTGTCCGGGCGGCTATGCGGTCCGGAATGAATCTGCGTTGCGATTCTCCCCGCCGCATCATAAATCGTCCGGTCGATCTGAGCAGCTCCGCTACGGTACTCCGTCTTTGTTTCCAATACTGCAAACGGCCGGAATGCCTTTGGAATGGATGGCTTCGCACGATTTTTCCAATCGTCTGTAACAACGATTGTACCGTTTTTATTATACCGAATCCGGCTGTATTTATCAACGGATGTCCGTACCCGTGCCGCCGTTTCACGCCCGAAACCGTGTACCGCTGTGCGTTCGCTTTGACGCTTCAATCCAGTTTGCGCCGCAAAGTCTTTTTCAGTGCTCTGCCATTTACGCAGCTTCGCCGCAGCCTCATGCGGATCCTGCCCGGCGGCCTCCATAGCCTTGAATTCCCGCTTATAGCGCCGAACCTGCCGCTCGATATAGCGCTGCCTCTGCGTGGCTTCATAGATGCTCAGCTTTTCGCCGTTGTAGGCTACCGTCTTTTCCGCCATCCGCCGAAGGCGCTCGTCCGTATAGGTGCGAGGGTCACCCTCAAAATAGGCGAACGCGGAGTGCCGGCAGTTCCATCCCCCAAGACCTGCTCCCGTGCCGTAGCCCGTCGCCGTGGCGAAGTGCGGGTATTTGGGATTCATGCCGGAACGGCTGTATACCTTACCCTGCCACCCCGCGTGATTTGCGACCCCTTCCCCTGTGCGCGCCCCCTCGTGGGCTGTGACCTCCACAAGATCGCAGCCCATTTCATCCGCGCGGGCCATCTGCAGTTCAAGCGCCGTTTGGTTCACGCCCGTGATCACCGCACGGCGTACCGCAACCTCCAGCGTTTCTGTCCGTATGCGGCCGTTGCCTGCATAAGATATAGAGCGTATGCCCTGACCCGCAAGCGCGCGGACCGCATTGCGGACCGCCTCCGTATAGGAAAACGCACCGGATTGCGTTTGCAGCCACGCCTGATCGAGCGCACGCTCAAACTGCTGTGCCGCAGTCCGCGCCGTGGTGCGTGTGAGGTTTTCAAATAAGCCTTCCGTACGCTTAATGCCTGCGTGCAGGATGCGCTGCAGCTCGGGTGACGCACCGGCAGGCGGCGGGTTCAATCCGTGCCGCCTGTAAACGGCATCATCCGTCCGAAGCGCTTCGGCTCCGGCCTCGGTTACAAGCCGTTCGATCTCCGGCCTTGTCCGGCGCGTGAGCTGTGAAAGGATAGACATGATCTCCTCATAACAAAGCCCCATAGCCTGCAGCTTGCGTACCTGCCATGCGGCGGAAGGAATGAAAAAATCATACTGGCTAATCCGGCGCGCAATATCAGCCAGAATTTTCAGCTCGGCCGAAGAGTACAACTGTACAAGCGCATCCGGCGCCGCCGCGATATATTCCGGCGTAAGCATCAGAGCTCCTCGAACAAAGCAGGGTTATCCACAATAACGCCATGCAGAGCCGCCGCAATCCGATCGATCATTTCCTCGTCATGATTGGTATAGCCGCATTGATTAAAGAGCGCATGGATTAACTCGTGCAGAAAATCCCGCATCATTTTGGCATCTGCGGCTTTTGTCAGCCTGATTTTGCAATCGCAATAGTCTATTTCAGCACAAAACCCGTTTGTGCCGGAGCGCAAAAATTCAACGGTTTCTACCGCATATGTAATGCCGCCAACTTTTACTTCGTTCGGTATTTTCATTCCATGCCTCCGAATCCCATCAGGCCGTCGTCGTTTTCCCGCTCTGCGAGAACCGCCTTCGCGTCTGCCTCGGTTTCCCCATACCATTTCACGCGGTATTCCCAAGGCTGCATCAGCCCGTCACGCACATCCTGCCGATCGCGCTCCCGCTCGGATTCCTTGTCGATGATATACCCATCCTCAAAATTGACCGTGATCTTCGCATCCGGGTTCACAGGCGCGCCGCAGAACGTTTTTCCCGCCCAAAGGATCGCGCGTACCATCTCCTGCAGGAAGCGCTGCACAGAAAGATAATGCTTTGCAGCGTTCTGAACAAGTTCCTGTTTATCGCCCGTGTACTGCGTTGCCGTAACGACTGTTGTACCGTTGAATTGATAATGCTTCGTACCGAGGCCGCATTTGAAGGAGAGGTAATCAAGCTGCGCCTGTACGCCGTCCTTGTTTTCGGCGACACGCAGCGCAGGGTTGTATTCCTGAATCAGCTTCTTCACGCCGTCTGCATCAAGATCCCCGTCCCCGGTCGCCACAAAGAGCTGTTGCGCAACATCATCCGGCGTGACAGGCCGCCCCGACCTGTCGTGCTGGAGCATGCTGTGATCCATGAATACCTTCTTGCCGCCGAGCTTGAAATCCCGGTTGAAATTGTTGTAGGCAAGATCCACGCCCTTGAGCTGATCGACGGCATTGGCCAGCACGGAAAGCCCAAGCCCCACAGGCCGCGCTTCCACGTTGTTGGAGATATGCGGCGACACAAGCGCAAACATGGGGATGTCCGTCGGCAGAATGATTTCCGGGCTCATGCCTTCCGGCAGTTCTGCCGGGCGCAGCGCGCCTTCGTCCTCCTCATAGTAGCGGTTTTGAATGCGGTAGCGCCCGCCATTGAGCACATGCGTTTCCACGTAGATATAGTGCTTTCCATGCTCCAAAACCTCGGAGACAAATGCAACATCCACTACCTTGCCGCGCCGCACAGTGATTGGAATGATGTGCAGCGCGTCCATATATTCAAGCGCAATGCGCGCACTGGCATCCGGGACGACGTCTCCGCGCTTTGTAACCGCCATGTCCTGCACACGCAGCACGGCAGCACCCGTACCAGTTGCAAAACTACGCTCAATCAGCGCATTGCCGTTTGTCCAAAAATCGTTTGCGCCGAGCACGCCCTCCATGCTGTCCTCGCCCTGAAGGAAATCCGATGACGCTTTATCCTCCACTACGATTTCTGTTTTCTCGTTAAGCAGGATGCTCGCCCAATCCTCGCAAACCTTCTTGCCCATACGCATAGAATAAAGCTCGCGCGTGATCAGCTTTCCGGTTTCCCCGTCTCCGCTCCATTCGCGGAATTCGTGGAAGGGCTTGAACTTGCCCGCCCACCAATCCCGCCATTCCGAGACATAAGCATAATAAGAGCCGTCTATGTTCGTGCCAAACTCCTTGTTCAGCATATCAATTACGGCGTTGATGTTCATTCCTGCCTCCCCTCCGGCACGAGCTTTTTCATGAAGCGTTCAAAGCTGTACTCGAAGCCGTCCAATATGTCGATGTCCGATGAAAAGTTGTCCAGGCGCACGTCCTTCTTCTTCGTCTCGTCCCAGCTCGCGGATTTGAGGCCGCCGATGAGCAGCGTACAGCGCCGCAGGATATGCAGCCGGTTCATGTTAAGCAGCGTCAGCGTGCAGATGATGCGCTGCATGATCTCACACTTCGCACTGTCCCCAATCTGCACGCCGAGCCCTGCGGTGCGCGCGGCCTTGCGCACGCTGTTGATGAGGTATTGCGCCTCGCTGTCCATAAACGCATATTTGATATGCGCATTCGGAAGTTCCGCCTCGATGGTACGGCAAAAACGGATAAACTCCGTTGCGACCCGCTCCGCATCGATCTCGCCTTTCACGCCGGGAATATGGGCGTCCTTGTAAACAACGATCTCATCGAAATTGCCGATTACCGCCGTTGCAACAAACGTCGTGAGCGACCGCGTCCCGCCGAAGTCCACGCCGATGGAAATAAAGCGCAAGTTCGCCTTCTGCATGTCGGTGAGCCCGTCCACAAGCCAATGTTCCGGATTTTGCGCAAAGTTCCGGTAGATGAGCCCCTCGGCGATCACCCAGAGTCCACGGATGAAACGGTCGTAAAACACCCCGTCGTACATCGCTCGGTAGCGTTCTTTGATGCGCTCTGCCAGGCTCGGGTTGTCCTCCATCGTAAAGTGAAGATATAAAAGCCGTTTCTCTTTGTGCTTGAGGATCCACTCTGTATAAAACCAATGATCCGGCCCTTCCGGATTGCAGTTGAACCAGAACTTTGAGCCGTCCACGCTGCAACGGCCCGTCGCCTGATTGACAAAACTCTGCGGCATGAGCGCCACTTCGTCAAAGAATACACCCGCCAGCGTCACGCCCTGAATCAAATCTTGACTGCGCTCGTCCTTGCCGCCAAATACGTAAAAGTAGTTCTCCGCATCTTTGCAGCGTACCACGAGAAGATTGTCCCCGCGCCGGTCTTCCACACGAAAGCCGCGGGCGCGAAGCATAAGTTTGAGCGCGACAAGCACATTGCGCCGGAAGCTGCCGATCGTTTTCCCGCACATGCCGAAATTCTGCATGTTGAATGTGCTCATTGCCCAAAGGACGAATGAAAGAGACATGGACAGCGTCTTGCCGGAGCGGATCGCGCCGTCCGCAATGATGCCGTCATGATCGTGTACCGGGCTTTCTGCACACCACCAGGTCAATACCTTTAACTGCCGGAGGCTGAATCGTTCAAACCGGAAGATCGCCCTCTGTTTCATCGCGCCACACCTCCTTCACGGAGTTGCGAAGCGCCTCAATGAAGCCGTCATCCTCCACTTCATCCCCTTCTCCCTGCTTCTTCCGTTCCAGCTCCAGCCGGGCGGTATCGAACGCCTTTTTGTGCTGATCCATCGGATTCATCTCAAAATACCGCTCCAAAAATGCGAGCGATTTCTGCCGGTCGGCAAGTTTTATGCTCGCTCCGTTGCGTCCGAGTTTCACCTCGTCCACCAACTGCCCGTCCACCTCGGAGGATTCCCGGAACCGCAGGTCGTTGATCTCCTGCAAAAGCGGCGTTTTCTCGCCGGTCTCCGGGTCTGTCACCTGCACCGGGCCGTACATGGCCATGACCGGCACCGTCGCCCGGCCCCACTCGACGAAATCGCTCAGATCCGCGAATGCGATGCGCCAATGCAGCGCCAGCACATCCTCCTTGCCGCCTAGCAACAGCGCTGCATGCTTGATCTCCTTCAGCCGCTGCACTTCCTCGCGGATCCGCGGCTTGCGTAAAAGCTCCCACGCGATCTGCTTCGCGCTGCGCGGCTCGTATCCCGCCCGCCGCGCGGCAGACGCGCCGTTGAAGGTCTGGACGTAATGCAGGCAGAAGGCCTTCTCCTTCTCGGTAAGCTCCTCCGCCTCATCCATGGCCTCCATCACTTTTCGGAGCGCCTTTTTCGTAACGGAACGCTCCTTTTTCGCGTTTCGGAACGCTCCCTTTTCGCCGCGCTCCCATTTGTCCTCACACTTCCACTTTCGCACACGGGATTCCGGAACGCCAAGTTCCTCCGCGATTGAGGTGAGCGGCCGAGTGCGATCCACGTCCCAAAGCCTTCGCGCCTCGTCCCGCTCCGGGCTACGCTTTCTCGGCAAATGCTCACCTCCTCACAACTACAATGGGAGCGCCCCGTGGAATGGAGGCGCTCCCTATACTTTTTCACGCTATCATTTTACCACGGATAAAGCGGACATTGGCGGACATCTTTTAGTTTCGCCATCCCGGCATTCCGTATCCGCCTGCAATGCCGTTCGCTATACGGCAGCCGCTCCGCCACCTCTTTCCACGTCCGTATTCCGTCCACGTAGTAAAGCCGCATCACGCGCCTTTGCTGCTCCGGCAGGCCATCAAGCCAGCGTTCCGCGTCCTCGCAGGCCCGGGTAAGCTCCAGCACCTTCTCGGCGGCGCGGCGCTCGGTGTCCACCAGCTCCGCAATAACGCCCGCCATCTGATCCTGCTCGGGCGAGCCGGAGGGCATCCCGGAGCGCAGCGGCGTCAACCGCTCCGCCCGGGCCCGCAGCAGCGCGGCCTTCTCGTCAAGCCGCCGGATCTCGCCGCGCAGGAAGCGCAGCCGGTTCAGCTCTTCAAGGGTCAAGTTTGGTCACCTCGCTCTGCGGAGCTGTTCAGCCAATCCACAATACAGCGTGCTTGCAGCTCATCCGTACACTCAAAATCCTCATCAAGATCGGCGCATCCGTGATCATCATGACACCAGAGGATGGACGGATCCCGTTTCTGGCTCTCTATGATCCATGCGGCCAATGCCTCCGGGCTCGCCGTGATGCGGTCGAAATTAGTTTTCGGCCTATATGGTATAAAATTTTTGAACCCTATCATTTTGCATCCTCCTTCAGCTCTCCATAGCTGCAAAAGTCGTTTTCATCAACGTAACGCATCCCACTTACCGCACAAATACCCCCTATTGAATCATGTTTAAACCAAAATTCCTTAAACACACAATCTTTACACTGCACCACTTCCATCAGTATCCCGTGCTCCACTTTCCAGCACGGTTCTTCGCAGGTTCGCAGGGTTAGTCGATTCATTTTTCGTCTCCTTCAACTCCATCCGTCATGTGCGCACCGCACATTTGGCAGTATGGCGGGAAGAATGAGCCATACCGCATTGCATTGCACTCGCTGCACTTGTAAGCTCTGCCGGTGGATAAATCAGATGATGGTACAGGCATCCACCACCCCACTCTCTCCTGTGGGGCGGAGGAATGAGATGCGAGCATGGACGTTTCCCTCCACGTATTTTGACAAATTGTGCTATCAGCCAAAATCCCCGCTATCACAGGAATAGAACAGTCTTTGGTAAACGCGCACCACCACGCACACTTTTCCATGTTACAGCAAGGATCCTGCGCGTATACACCTTGCCTTTCCCCTCCAAACTTCATGGGGCACACTTTTATCTGGTTGCTCATACATCCTCCTTATACGGCCTGTTCCAGCAGTCGGCACAGGGCATAGTGGGGCATGTCTTGGGCTTATGCGCGTCGCCATACACAACCCCGACGCATGGGGCGGATATGCCTTCAAGCCCCATCCGTGCATTCGGGAACCGCTCCAAAAAGTAGCTCTTGTATGTCTGCTCCGGGTGCGCTTCTGCCCGCTCTCGGATGATGCGCTCGGCTTCGTCGGGGTGCGCTGGTATAAAGTCGAGACGTCCATCACGGGTATTGAGCGGACATTCCTTGCATCCACCGCCGCGGCACAGCATTGCGTACTCACATAAAAGATTCATTGATTGCTCCTCTCTATCCCTGATACGGGCACTCTTTGCTCCCCCACGGCACCACGCCGCAGGCCAGCAGGTCTTTACGGCGCTCGCACCGCTTCATGTCTTTTCCATCTTTATCGCAAAAAGCGCAGGCGTTTGCTACGTCGCCCATCAGTCTGTCAAAAGCATCCATAGGGCAAAGATAGTAATCTCGCTTCGCCGCCGGGCTGTGCTTTGGCACGCACATCAGCTCCAAGCCGTTTGCCGTGCGGATCAGCCCCTCAACCTGTTCCGGGTTCAATCCGTCCATTACGGATTCCAGTGCCTTACTTGCGTGGTTCTGCATCGCCATAAGGGAACGCCGCGCCTTCTTGCTGTTGCGAAACTCCAAGTCTTTCAGGGTATCCGCGTAGCCGACACACCCGGCCAGCACTACCACGATTTCTTTTACCGCCTTGTTGGCGTAGTCGTTCATCGTTCACACCTCTGCTTTCAATTTCCGGCGCGCCACGTCCAGTGCGCCGAAGTCCTCGCAATTTCGTGCGAATGCCGCCGTATATGCATCACACGCGCTTGCAATACGGATGAATCTGGCTTGCTGCCATTCCTGATCGCTTTCAGGGCTGAACGGCGTTTCTTCGTCCGTATCCAGGCACCCCATACGGTTTGCGGCGTTTTCCGCACATGCGCACACTTCACCGACACGGACGATAATTTCATTAGCCCCGTTTCTGCACCATGCATCCGCAATTCCGCGCGCATATTCGCATAGTTGTTCATTTTTATATTGCGGTTTGCCGGTCAACCCTTCCGCGATCCCAACGATTACAGCAATGGCCAAATCAACGCATACGGCGGTGTATTGATCTTCGTGCTTTTTCCGCACATCTTCCGGAAGTGATTCTGCCTTTGCCTTTCGCGCCATGTTGCGCTGAACATCATCCATCCACATGGTATTCCTCCATCCCCAAGTATTTTTCGATCATGTCCGCGGCGGCGCGCCATCCTATGCATGAGACCGCAGCATATTTCTGTGCGCCAAGTTCACGAATCCACCAGCGTTGATCTTCGGACACGCGGCCACCCGGCGCTTTCAGTTCGATATACAGCCCGTGGAACGTTCCTCGTGGAACCGGAAGGCATAAATCCGGAACACCGCGCTTTACGCCTTTGCGCTTCATCAGCGCACCCTCTGCCGGGCTGCATTTGCGTTCGTTCGCAATGTGATGCAGCAATTTCAATTCCGGGTACTTCTGCCGCACTGCGATAGACCATTCCATTACGGCGATTTGCTCCCTGTCCTCCTGCGTCATGCGCTTTTCGTCCTTCCTCCGCCGATCAGGCGGTTTAATATCATGCTGGCTTGTCCTTTTGTCAGGCTTTCGTAGTCCAGTGCATCATCCTTGCACATCCGCCGCACCAGCTTCACCTGTTTTTCAGATGCAGGCGCGCGCCCCCACCGTTTGATCGCATTGTTGTCCCACAGCTGACGTGCATCAGACGCATAGTTGCACAGCCAGCGGTATGCCATATCCAGCGCTGTTTGCATTGGCACGGTTTCACCGGATGCCGTTCGCGTGCAGCCTAGATCATCCTGCGGTGGGATCACCATCTTGCGGTCAGGCAGGGATAACACAAGCGAACCGTCCGGCATTTTAAACCACGCTACATCATGCGTTACGTATTGCTGTCCCTTCGCCCACAGGTCAACGATTTCAACGTTGCGTATCCAGCTCTCGGGGCAATCTGCTGCGGCCATTGCAATGGCGGGTAAATCGAACAGCATGCCTTGCACATCATTTGCCTTCCTGCCGGGTACGCTGTCCATGTCAATACCCAGCAGTGACGGCGCGGTACAGATGGACGCTTTGCGTGATACCCCGACGCAATCAATCCAGGTTTAGCCGTTCCTTCCCCGGATACAACCGAAGCCCGCGGCCTACCATTTGCGCGTATAATGCTTCGGATTGCGTTGGCCGCGCTATGATTACCGTCTCAACGCGCGGAATATCTGTTCCCTCCGTGAACACCATGCAATTAATCAGGCATGGTATTTGGCCCTCCGTAAACCGTTGCACAATTTCTGCGCGGTTCTTCGTTTCGCCCGTGACAACGACCGAATCCGGAATCTTTGCCGCAATATCATTCGCATGCTTTACACTGACCGCGAAAATCAGCGTTGCACCCGTTGCCAGATCGCGGTATGCTTCTGCGATTGCATCCGCAGTTCCATCCATCGCCTTTTCCAGTTCGCCCGGCGCGTAGTCACCATTGCGTGTGCGAATCCCTGTCAGGTCGTAGCCAATATTTACGCGGCGGCACAGGATGTCAGATAAATACCCGTGTTTAATCCCCCATCGCAAATTACGCGAGAAAACGATTTCGGAAAATACATTGTCCAGCCTTGCCTTGTCGCCACGATTCGGTGTGGCGGTGAATCCAACATGCAGGCGCGGGCGGAAGTGGTCGTAAATCGTCCTGTACGTTCGCGCTGCGGCATGATGCGCTTCGTCTGTGATAATCACATCGAAATCATCCGGCGCATAGCGTTTAATCCGACGCGCGATAGATTGTACCGATGCACTGACCACTTCTGCGCTATGTGGCGCGCTGCTTGCGGCCATTTCTACACCCGTCATACAATCGAAATATTTCAAAGGTTGCCTGACAAGTTCTTCGCGGTGTGACAGAATCAGCATGCGCCCTTTGCGCGGGATGCGGGAAAACGTAACGGTTTTGCCAAGCCCTGTTGCCATGTGCACCAAATAACTGCCGCGCTCTGGGATTGCATTTATGCATTCTTGCTGGTATGGTCTAAGCGTTATCTGCATCGTTTATTGCTCCCTTGTCGATAACATGCCGTGCTATATCCAATGCCATGATTGCTTCTCCGGCTGACATCAGCGATGCCATACCGCCGCACAGGATTGTAATAATCCTGCTCGCTGCCTTTGCAATCGCGTCAAGTTGATACGGATGCATTTTGTATTCTCTGCGCGCCAGTGCGCTTTTAATTTCGTTGTCGTTCATCTGTTTTACCTCCGCATGTGGAACTTGTGGTACTTTGTGGAACTGCAAGTTCCACGCAATTTTTCTAGGCATTTAGCGTGTTTGCGCGTACGTGTGGAACAGTGGAACATTTTGCATGTATTACTATATAGGCAACACACAGTGCAGTGTGTGTGTTCGTAACACACACATATATGTTTTGGTTCCACATGTTCCACAGTTCCACATCAAAACGGCAGGTCTTCCGTCTTGGTGTGCATGCAAACACATTCCGCAAGCACGTTTCCAATTCGTTTTCCGACGGTAAACGCGCGCCCCCTCGTATCGATCAATCCCTTGCGCTTCATCCATCCAAGGAATCCCTTCGGCGAATATCCTTCTGCAGATACTACCCGGTTGAATACACTGCGGATGATATATGCCTTGTCATCCTCAATCAGGCCATATACATCCTGCTGTGAATCCTTGTCCATTCGGTTCGCGTTCTGCGCAACCCAATCGCACATGAACGCGTATGCGCGTTCGTTGATGTCCACGGATGCATTTGTTTGCAGAAATCCGATCATGTCCGCCGGTGTAACCGGCGTGTCGTGATAAAACCAATCGGATATCAGCCTGTCGGCCGTTATGATGATCGATGCAGACAGCGCCTGTTTGTCCGTGGCATCATCTGCGGACAGTGTCGCAAACACAGCGTCATATCCCGATTTTGCATCCCTTATCACATCCGGAGTAAGCCTGTTGATGAATTCACGTCCTGCGTGTCCGTAATTCTGCCGCAGTATCCCGGCAGTGGCGCGGCCGTTTTCAACAATCTTCTGCGTTTCATCGTTGCATTCAATGTCGATGATGCGGTTCAGTGCGCCCGCACCCGCATTGTCCTGCGTCAACGGTGTTTCGCCCGATGTGATGATGCAGTTGCGCCATGTCAGCGTCTGGTCGATGCCCCGTGCACGGTTTCCGCGCAGCCGGCCAACGCCTTCGGCCAGCTTGTACACGCTGAATTTCGTATTACCGCGCTCGTCCCGCGCGAGCTGCAATTCGTCTATGATCATCGGCAGCGAATTCAGGAACCCGGCGTAGAATTCGTACCCAACGCCCGTGCTGTCGAACGTTTTGATATAGCGCCCTATCGAAGGATCCGCCCACACGCTTGCAGCTGCCATCAGCGCCACCGTTTTACCCGTGCCGGATGTCGTGCCCCACAGGTGGATGAAAAACGGAAGCAGGCCGAACGGTTCCACCAGCGCGGACGCAAACGATGCTGCAATCACGATTTTTGCGGCCAATGAATAACTTCGCATCTGTGCCGTGATTTTCACCCATTCTGTAAAATCTCCCTTTGCGCATACAGCGCGGAATGCATCCCGAAACGCTGCGTCACCGTCAAACACCAATCCATCAACGTATGGTGAAAATCCATGGCCCGGTATGTTCCCAAGCCGCCCGACGGACGGCATTTCCGGCAATGCGTCATAGTTCATGTTTTCCACGTCATGCAAGTATCGCACGAGCGCCTTTGCTGTTTCGGATGTGACAGCGATGCCGCTATCCGACAGCGATACAATTTTGTTTGCGCTGGCAATCGTTTGTCTGTCTACTGTAATCCGCCGCCACGCAGCGCCGCGCCTGAATGCAATTTCAAGCTTTTCAACGCCGGAATCCACGTTAATCAACCGCTTCACAGGCATGATCGGGTGCACGCATGCAACTTCCTCGCCTACAGACGTGTTGCGCGTTATGGCGGCATCGTCTGCCTTCCATTGCCCTGTTTCCAGTTCCATCGGTTGCCCTTCAAATTCCGATGTATTGCCGCCGTATGATATGGCGCTCTGGCCTTTCTGCCGGGCTTCATACGCACGGTACATCGCCTTGAATGTCTTGAACCCGTGCGCCGCAGCTTCGGCCGCAGCCCGTTCCAGTGCTACGCGATGCTTGAATGCATCGCCGCGCAGGTCATATATCTCTTTGTACGGCTCGTCGGAAAAGTAGTTAACCGTTTGCGGCGATCCATTCAAATAATCCATCCAGCTCCACCTCAATCCTTTCAAGCCTGCATACCGCCGCGCACCATTCATCCGACAGCGGTATGCCGAATTCCACCTCGCGCAACAGCTTGTGCCGATCGTCGCACAGCGTTCTGTATTCGGCCTGCATTTGCTCCATGCGCCGTTCTGCCGCGCGCCGTGCTGCCGCTATCCTGCGCGCCCGTTCGCGCCCTCTGTAATCAGATTCTGCCAAGGCAAGGCCGCCAATCTCCGCCACGCGCTGTGCGGCAGAATGATTCGGCAGATGATCCATCCGCGCAACGAACTTGATCGCGTCTCCGCCGTTGCCGCACGCAAAACAGTAGTATCCATCTGCATACACCTTCATGCTCGGCCGCTTATCCGCGTGGAAGGGGCATATTGCTTTGCCCCTTTTCACGTCAATCCCATACGCCGCAAGCACGCGCTCCATCGGTACAGCCGCCTTAATCGCGGCATAGTCAATCAGAACGGGCATTCTTCATCCGTAAGCACAGGTGGTGCCGGTGGCCGTTGCGTTGCCCTGGCTTGTCCTGTGCCGGATACCAGCTTGCGCTTTGGGGTTTTCACGCCGTCGCGTATGCGCTGAACGCTGCATGCATACATGGGCTTTGTGGCAACGCCAACTCCGGAACCATCCTGCAACATGAATTCTTCTTCCCGGAACACGATGCCAACCAGTTTGCCGATCAGGCTCCGCTCTGTCCCGTCCCCCCACTGCATCACAAATCCGGGATTGCTTTCCTCGACGGAGGTGATCAGGCCCTTAAACTCCGCCGAGCATTGTTCACGGTTGTGATAGTCCATCACAAAGACGCGATGCGTTCCCGCAGCAGGCCACTTGTCCCGCCCGGTCTGCACGTCATCCTTGTACCTTCGATCGAAGAATCCGGCATATTCGCCCTCGTGCACATCAAACGCAATCGCCAACTGCCAGTATCCGTTGTTTGTTTCCTCCCTCGCGCCGCGAATTCTGCACACTTGTCCGCCTGCCGGAAGCTGTTCCCGCATGCCGGTGCGCGCCTGTACATCGCTGTACCCGTTAGGCATTTTCATCTTTGTTTTCCTCCTGATTTATGTTTTTTGGTAGGCCGTAATATTCGCGGATTGTCATATCTACCATGCGCAAATCGTTGTCAATCAGCGGCTGGTCGAACATGCCCATTGGGGTTTTTACGGTGTCCTGTCCGTTCGTTTGCGTTGAAAACATGTAGCGCCCATCCTGAACCACAGTTTTCATGACGATGGTAAACAAACCTTCTATTGTTATCTTTTCGTCAAGCATTTTGCCGATGGTTTTCATTTTTTCGTTTCCGCTTGCATCGCGTTCGGTGTGCGCCATGAAATATACGATTTTCTGATCAGGCAAATTGTTCACCACGGTTTGAACCAGTGTCCAGAAATTCAGTGCAATGTCCGTGAATTTCTGGTATCCATTAACCTTTGCATTGCGCATGAATTCATTTGCCATCAGGTATTGCGCATCATCTATCACAAGGCTTTTTGCCTTTGCTTTTGTGATTGTATCGTCGATCTGCATGTAATTGTCCGTATTAACGCATTTCAGTGATGTGCGGAAGGGCAGCGGTTTGCGCGACACATTGATAATGCCAAGCTCCCCCGGCTGAAAATTCCGCATGCTCGTGCTTTTTCCCGACCCGGATTCACCAATAATCAAAACTGGCAGCCCCATATCACACCTCCACCACAAATTCAGGCTCACGATCTACAATCTCGACCAGTCCGGCAGGTACGACTTCCCCAGTGTCCTTGTGGATTATCAGCGTGTCATACCCTTCGCGCACCACGTTCAGCGTTTTCTTGAATTCGCCCCAACGGAACTTAGGCACATTCTCCACAAATTCCGGGAACGCTTCTGCAAGAAGGGAATCATTATGCTTGTATTCCGGGGATGGCTTTTTCAGCTTCAACACGCCGGATGCCAATTTGTATGTTTCCTGCGTCTTGGTGCTGTTGTGCGGGACGGTCTGGAAGTAGATGGACAGTTTGCCGTTAATATCGGACTTCTTCTTGTCGCGTTCTTCCTCGATCTGTTTGGCGCGTGCGGTGTAAAAATCAATCTGCGCCTTGCACACGTTCAGCAGCCGTTGCGATTCTTCGTTGATGCGCCGGATTTCCTGCAAGCACTGTTCGGCCTGAATATCGTCCTGCACATCGTTATATGGATTCATGGGGTCAAAGGTAGCATCAAACATGTCAATCATTGACTATTCCCTCCTCCGCTGTTATGATTGTGTCAGATGTTATGTTCGTGTGCTCGCTTGGGATGGCCGTCCCGGCGGGCACTTTTCCGTTTTGGGGCCGCCATTCCACGCCAATATAGTCCAGCACATCGCCCCACCCCATTCCATACATCCAAAACCGCCACTCATCGGGGTTCCGGCGGTATAGTGCGTCAAAGCGATGCGGCCTTTTTTCGAGGTGAATTCCGAAGCCGCACATGGAACAGCCCGTCCGCTGCGCTCCGGTGGTGCGGAGGGTTCCGTCTGGATCGCGCACGATCTCACCATATATCTCTGGCACAGGGACATTGAGGTCGAGCGCGAGCTGCAAAAGGTCTTGACGATAAAATGTGGCAAAAGGCGCGCTCCGGGTGACGCTCTTTCCGAAGTAGTTGCATCCCGTGGTCATAAGCACCTTTTCCCTTCTGCCGTGTTCGGAAGCCATGAGCCCCAGATACGGAAAGCTGTTATGCTCCCTCGCATAGTCGTCGCACGGTTTTTCTTTCAAGTAGTAGCAGCACTTGTCCGATACCTTGAACGGTGCGGCCGCATATCCTTTTTGCAGCCCCTCTTCGTCCGCTCCGCCAAACTTTTTCAGCCACTTTTCCGACATTTTTATACGTGTGCCTTTTCGATACCCGCCATACTCGCCTGTCTCGCCAGTGATGATAGCATGCCGTACCGTCGCATTTTTCGGGGTTGGGTTTTGCAGTAGCGCGATCTTGTTGGCCGTCTCCTTCGACAGGATCGGATATCCATGCTCTTGGATTACCGCAACCTTGCTTTTGGCCGGTTTGAGCGGGATCACGCCCAGCGCCTTATGCACAGCCTGTATGCTTTTGTCCTCCAGCACCGATACGGAAACCGCTGGCACTCGTATCCCGATTGACCTCAGGAAAAGCAGCAGCGTAATGCTATCTAGTCCTCCTACGGATACATGGCACTGACCGTCCGTCGCATCATAAAACTCGCGAGCTCTGATTTCCGCATGCCGCACTTTCGCCTCATATGGCAAGCTCTGCTTCTGCCGGAAAACAGCAATTTTATACTCATCCTCTTTCAGTTTTTCCGGAGTGTATACCGTCCTCATTTCCACTCCTCCTTCAAGTCCTCGATGTACAGCGGCTTTTTCCGCCGCCGCGCCCGCGCCCTGCGCCGCTCGCGCGCCTCGACCAGCTCCACCACCGCAAGGGCGGCCATTGCCCCCAGCACCATGCCCGGTAGCATAAAGCTGAAAACACAGCCCCATATGTTGCTTACTTGCATTTTTCGTCTACCTCCTTTGCATAGACCCGAAATGCCTTCAATAGCATCTCAGCGATAATCTTTACATCTACCTCGGCATATTCTGCCTCCCTCAGGATCGCCTGTCCTTCGACAATCTCATATCGCGCCCGTATGGGTACTGTAATCGTGGATGGCATATGGTTTTCTCCTTTCAATTTATTTGATTCTTCGCCCATTCCCACAATACTTGCAGGATAAGGGCGCTCGGACGACCCACGGTGTTATTGACTGTCACCCCCGCATTATGATAAAATCGGTCCATCGAAAGGGGGCTCGCCGTCATGTATCGCATTTGCAGCCCTTGCACGCCGGGATGCCACAAACGCATGCAGCATGCTTTCAATGGAGGCTACTACTTTCCTCTGTTCACATGTCCCCTTTTCTGGAAGGAAAAGGAAGCACTATACGAAAGGAATCACCGCACCATGAACAACGAAGAAAAAATCCTCGGGATCCTCATGCAGATGCAATCGGACATCGCCGATCTGAAAGCTGGACAGGCAAAGATGCAGGAAGACATCGCCGACATCAAGACCAACGTGCAGTTCATTTGGGATGATCTTGGTCACGCCGAAGACCGCCTTGACGCGCATGACGCAGCGTTCAAAAAGATAATGTAACGCCTTCACGCTTTTCCCCATCCATACGCCTGCCGCTTCTGCCGGTAGGCGTATTGTTGTCTGCTCACGGGCCATGTTCCTCTCCTTTCAGCTTTCTTGGACATCCTGGGCATCATTTGCTTCCTCACGCTCGCGTTCCTTAGCCGCTGCCACACCTTCCATAAAACCCAGCAAGAACTCCTTGCCCGGTTCTGGTAATGCATCGAACGTGGCTGCTAGACGCTTGCCGGTTTCGCGTTCTTTCTCGCTCATAGCCATCACCTCCGCTTAGTATTTTTATCTACTATAGGGCAATTATATGCCCTTATAGGGAGTATGTCAAGCACTATGCTGCCCTTTTATCAACAAATTATATTGACTTTATATAAGCCATCGTCTATAATGAAATACAAGAGGAGGTGACAGCGTGATTGGAGATCGAATAAAGGAAGTAAGAAAAATCTCCGGGCTGACACAACAACGGTTTGCTGAACGGCTTAACCTAAAGAGGAACACAATAGGCAACTATGAAATAAATCTGCTTGAGCCCAGTGATCGCACCATTGCAGATATATGTCGCGTTTTTAACGTCAACGAAGCATGGTTACGTACGGGTGAGGGTGAAATGTTCGCTGCACGCACCCGTGCGCAGGAAATCACCGACTTCATGGGCGAACTGATATTGTCTGGCGATGGTTTTAAAAGCCGTTTTATCGCCGCGTTGGCACGTTTGGACGAAAAGGATTGGGCGCTCATCGAAAAGATGGCTGAAATGCTGCGCGAAGAGTAGTTAAGCCGCCCTCACCGGGAGCGGCTTTGCCCCTCGCACAGCAGAAGCGTTAAACGATGAACTAGTTCAAAATGTTCATCATTAAGTTTTGGCAGTGTTGCCACTATTGCATCCGTCATTGCTTTGCGCTTACAGTTAAGCTGGTTGGAGTTAGTAGGAGCGGGGTGTTTGTGAGCTGCGTATTTCACAAGATGTCTCCTTTCCGGTTCAGGTTATGGGAACGTTCGTTCTCATTTCTTGAGCACATTATATTATTTTGCGCATTGTTGTGCAATAGAGGAAATTGGAGGAGTGCCGTTTATGGTATTGAAAATGTTCAAGTTGCCTTTTTGGTGCCTAAAAAAACGTATGTTGCTCTCTGGTGTTGAAGCATTTAATAACTATGCTTGTTTTGATAGCATTTTATATAAATATACTACATTAGCTAACGCAAAAAAGCAATAGACATATTTGCGAATTATTCGTTTTCCTCGCATACGCGAGGGTGATCCATATGCTTGCTTAGATGCTAAAGGACAAAACCTTGTTTTCCCCGCATAAGCGGGGGTAATCCTGAAGTCGAAAACCCGCTCGGAGGCGGTATGCCAGAACTGTGGAAATCGATGGAAGGTGTAATTTTGTAGGCGGAGGCATCCTATATGAAGGTATGCAAATACTGTGGCACGCAAAACAGCGACAGCGTAACGTTTTGCACCCAATGCGGCGCGAATCAATTCTCGCACAAATGCGCAAATTGCGACACGATATTCGATACGCCACACTGCCCTACGTGCGGTGTCGCCGCTGGAACCGCGCCGCGATACTGTCCAAATTGCGGCCGCAAGACGTTCTCCAACTGCTGTCCGGATTGTGGCACGAGCTTGGTTGGGCTGCCAATGGCAAGAAGTAACACACCTGCCACAGAGCCGGCCGCCCCCACGCCGCAACCTCAGCCGGGCGTACGCAAGCCCAATAAGCAAGCTGTGCGTCTGCTCTTGGTTATCTTCATGCCCTACATCGGAGTATGGCCGATCTTAACGGATGCTCGCTCTACCGTAGGCGCAAAGATCATGGCCGTCGTGTATTCTGTGCTTATTATGGCTTGCGCCACTTTCGCCCCGCGTGAGGGATACAGCTTTGAAAGCATGTACCCTATGATTGTGGTCTGTATTGCGTTTTATATCGCGCTTATCGTCTACGGCATTATAAAACTCATCAAGCGCAAGCGTGCTAAGTGATGTCTGCTGCAGTTAGAGTGAAATAGCAGGAACGCACCGTTTCCCCCTCCCCTATATAGAGGGGCCAATAAAAACATAAATGGATGGAGGGTTTTACAAATGAAAAGGATTATCCCGTTTTTTCTGATCGTGTTGCTGCTCGTAAGCGGTTGCTCCGGCGGCGATGTCGCCGAAGCGTTCCAGGCGGGCTACGAAAAAGGCTATGCCGAAGGCCTCGCGGCCGCGCAGGCTGCCGCAACCGCGGCTCCCGATTCGTCCACGCCCGCCCCTACGGTCGAGCCGGCTGCCGATCCCACGCCGGAAACGGCAAAGGCGCTTACCTATGGCGATACGTTTGAGTTTGACGGCTTCGAGATCACGTTCTCCCCGGAGTATGAGTTCACGAAGGTCGATAACCAATTCAGCGATTTGAACGATAGGGACATAATCGCCATCCCCATAACGGTTACGAACAAAAGCGGCTCCACGGGATCGCTCAATATGTTCTATTTTAGCTCGTTCAACCCGGCAGGAACGCAGTCGGAAACCTGCCACACCTATTTCACGGAGGACGACATCGCTTGGGCCGGTGAAATGCGGGATGGGGCAACCGTCAACGCCAAGATGCATATCGTTTACGAGGGCGATGGCACTTATTATGTTAAGTTCGACAATTTTGCGACCGAGATTGAAGTGGAATTGCCGGTTACAAAGCCAGAGGAATAATCGTTGGAAGCAAATGTAGGGAGCGCAGTGCGAACTGCAGAAGAGATGAACGGTGCGCTCCCCTGCCAGGTGAATGCAGCCAGCTTAAAGGGTTTCGCCAAAAGGAGCTACTATGCGCGCAGTGATCTATGCGAGGTTTTCGACCGACAAACAAAGAGAGGAATCTATCGAGGCGCAGGAGCGCGCCTGCCGTGAATATGCAGCTGCGCACGGCTATTCTATCTCTGCGGTGTATGCTGATCGTGCCGCATCGGGAAAAACCGACCGCCGCTCTGACTTCCAGCGCATGATGCGGGATGCCAAATCACAGCGTTTTGATGTGGTTCTGGTGCACAAATACAACCGCTTCGCGAGGCGCATGAGCGACCATGTACGGTACGAGGACAAGCTGAATTCATACGGGATCCAGCTTATTGCCGTTGCTGAAGATTTCGGCACAGGCAAAGAGGCTGTTATCATGAAGGCCCTTATGCGCTCCCTCTCAGAATATTACATTATCGATTTATCTGACGAAGTGAAGAAAGGGCATCGTGAGAACGCCATGAAAGCACTGCACAATGGTGGCCTTGCACCGTTCGGCTATGACATTGTCGATCAGAAGTATGTCGTTAATGAATTCGAGGCTGCTTATGTGCGCCGCATGTATAATTGCGCATCGGACTGCATCGGTTTCACCGCCTTGGTGGATGAGATGGCAGCTGCGGGTGTGCGCGGTAAGCGCGGCAAGCCGATCAAGTATCAGCAGATATATGACATCCTGCGGAACGAAAAATATACTGGCGTTTATTTATATTGCCCGGAGCAGGAAAGCTCAAAGATGCTCCAGCGCAGCAAGCCTTCTGCAATCCGTATCGAAGGTGCAATTCCCCCTATCATCAGCAAGGAACAATTTGAGGAGGTACAAAAGATCATGAGCAGCAGGAAGATGACCGGACGGAAAAATTCATACCTGTGCAGCCGGCTGGTGTTCTGCGGTGAGTGCGGTGCAGCCATGCATGCCATCACTACGGGAAAATATCAATACTACTATTGCAAGAACCATTGCGGCAACCCCAATGTACGTATGGAAACCATCGACAATGCAGCAAAATCATACCTCAGAGAGCTTTTAACGCCCGAGAACCAGCTGACCATTGCCGAGGCACTCAAACGCTACCAGGCGTCAGCTGAGTACCGCATGGAAGATTTCTACGATTCCGTTCATGACCAGATCGCTGAGCGGGAACAGAAATATGAAGCCCTGCTTGCAAACCTCTCCTCCGGCGCCTTGCCGGCCGATGTTGTGGCTGACGTTGGCGCAACAATGCAGCGGTTGAAAGATGAGATCGATGTTCTGCGCGATGCAAAGCCCGAAAAGGACTATACTGTCGATAACATTACCACCTGGCTTGAATCGCTCCGCCAGGCGCCGGACGAAAAGGCGATTCGCCTGTTGATCTCCAAAATATCGGTCAAAAATAGAACAGATGTCAGCATAGACAGTACGCTGACATCCATTCTAGGTAATATTGGCTGCGGAACTAGGATTCGAACCTAG